AATATTAATAATGCTACCCATTTCTTGTAATTTTTTTTCAATAGTATTTAAATCTTTTATTGCTTGTTCGGTATCAAATTTCAATTTAGCAATTTCTTTCATATCATCTGCCATCTCATCACCTCGCTATTAATTATCTAAAATCATTATTCATACTAGCTACAATACTCATTAATTCTTCTTTACTATTAATTTTATTTTCTTCATTATTTTTATTTTCATTACTACCCATATATGGTATAGCCAATGGAAATAATAAAGGATTATTTAAATTTTTCAAATAAGCCTTAAATTTAGGATAACTTAATTGGCAAATTTCTTCATCAGTAAAACCTCTACTTCTAAATACCATAAATATTTCTAACCAATTTGTTTTTTTGGAATCTTCATCGTTATCCTCATTTTCTTTATGAGATTCCATAACTATTCCGATACTATTTGTGTCCAATAATATAAAAATGTTCCTATTTCCTTAAAAGACCAATTATGTTTGTTTAATAATTCTTCTGTCATTGGTTTTTCTTTATAAAAAACATATTTGTTTATCATTTTTATTAAAATTGTTTTTCTTGGTTCTTCTAAATTTACTCCAAACATATACCATTGACTTTCTCCACTATCTATAGTTTTTTTATCTGGAATAAATAAATGTTCATTTTCATTTGAACCTATAAAATATTTCATATCTTCTATTTTAACTGGTAAAACTTCATATTCTCTACCTACTAAAATTATTTTTTTTGCTGCACCAGTCATTGTATCTATATCATATTCTATTTCCTTATCTTTTTCTGTTTCTTTGCTCATTTTTTCCTCCTATTTTAAAATAGACAGACATAAATATTATGCCTGTCTGTTACTCTATATATATAATTACATAGAAACTTCTTGACCTGTAGCTTTATTTTGCATTTTTACTGTATATGGTTGCTCTCCTGGTAATGGAGCATACATATTATATGTTAATGTTTTAGTAGCACTAGGATCTTTTTGTAAAGAATCAACCATATCTCCACTTATAGATGCTTGTGAAATTATATAGTTTACTGCTAAATCTGTTGAGTTATCTAATAAAGACATATCTGTATCTATTATTATTTTATAATTTTTCATAGCTTTTCTACCTTGTGAATAAGACATAGTGTCTGTTGTTATTGTCATTGAAACTGCAACACTTTTTTTAGCATCAGCACTATTAAATGTTAATGTTGTTACTCCATCAGAAACTGCTATTGAAAATTCTCCTGCCGAAGGTGATGATGTAACTTTCTCATATACTGTTCCATCTGCACCAATTACTTGAACAAACGCATCTGTTTTATAAGCATCATTTATTTCTATTTTATTATCTTCACCTATTTTTTCATATTCATATATTTTAAGCATTGTATCACCAGTTGTATTTACTACTGATGTTCCACTTGATAAAGCCCATATAGTAGGATCTATTGTTGAAAATTCTATTGCTACTGTTCCTGCTATAGCTGTTACTCTATCTCCTGCTGGATAAAATGAATTTCCATCTGGTATTTCTGTTTTTGTTTTTGAATTTGTTATTGTTATTGTATTTATTTTTGCTGTATTTCTTACTGCATTTGCGTAATCTTCTGTTTTATCAGCTTTAATAGGAACAAACATAACATTTCCTGGTCTATTAATTACTAAACCACCTTCTGTTTTTAAAATATCCCCCATTTGTAATCCTCCTTTATTTATTAATTTTATATAAATTAGCATAAAAACTAAATCTTATACCTAATCTTTCATAATTATTTATCATTGCTGTTTGAGTTATTATTCCTTCGTTTCTTATATTTCTAATATATGTTCTTTCATTATTTAATTTTACTTCTAAATCTTGTCCAGAAAATTCATCAGAGATTAAATCCAATAATTTATAAATGTTATCTATTTCAGTATTATCATAATATATTAATATATCTAATTGTGGATTTCCAAATAAATCATGATGCAACTTAATATCACCTGCAAAAGAAATTGTTATTCTTATTTTACCATAATCTGAATATGTAACTTTATCAATTTCAACATCTTCATAATCTGAATCTAATAGATTGGGAATTTCTGCTGATTTCCTTACAAATTTATCAATAAGTACTTTTCTTTTTTCATCTATTAAATCTTCATCATCTGAACTCTCAATTAATGGCAATTTAAGGATTTCCATAATTTCTTTATTTCTAATTATTCTATTAACAAAAGCTTCTAAAGTTGCATCTGAATTTAATGCCATTTAATTCACCTCTATTACATATTTGCTTAAATTCATACTCGATATTGCATTTTTTAATGCGTTATCCAAATATGTGGTTTTAAAGAATTTTTCTGCTATTTGTAATGCAGTTCCAAAATATTTATCAAGTAATTTTTGGTTTGGATCTATTGGCTCTATAAAACCTTTTTCAATTGGTTCACCTTCTGCTGTTCCTGTAGATGTCTTTTCTCTACCAAAAATATCAATATATTTTCCTTTTGGTCTTCCTTGAATTACCTTTGATGTTCTAGATGGATTGACTTGTCCTTGATTAGGACCTCTATCCATCCAATATGAATTAAATTTAGGATTTATGTTATCCAACATTTTTGAACCAGTACCATATACATCTGCTAATAATGTGGAATTGGCTTTAAAATAAATAACTATCATCTTATTAGATATGTAGAGTATTTTATTAAAATCAGCTTTAGGAACTCCTAATTCTTTTATTAAACCAGATGAAAATTTTTCAACATCAGCTTTCCAATTTTTTAAAGCATATTCTAATTCTTTATAAAAAATATTTATAAATTCTTTCATCATTCCATCTTTATCAATTCGTAACATTATTCTTACCAGTCCTTGTATCGAAAACTCCTTGTATTCTTAATACACCTGGAACACCATAAGCATCTATACTTTCTATTTTTACATTTTCTTTTCTGGTTTTTCCAAAATCTTGTAATAATATTCTATCTTGTGTCTTAACATCATATAATATATCACTTACAAAATTTTTTCTAGGTATTTGAATATTAACAACTGTATTATCTTCTGTACCTGGAGTAAAGTTTTTTTCATCTTTGTTTTGCATAGATACAAAAGATATTACATCATCATATATTATTGAATATAATTCTTTCTTTTCTGTTTTATCATATTGTTTTCTCAAAATAGTTACATAACTATTTTGTTTTATTGCATTTATATTTTTAGATTTTTCTTGTTGTTCTAATTTATTCACAGCTTGAATTATAAAAATTCCTGTAGGATCAACTTCCTTATAAAATAATTGACTAGGTTTTAATAAAGATATATCTTCCATTGTTACTAATCCATCTATTGTCGCATCTCTCATTGCTATATCATAAGTACTTCTTGTACTTGGTTTCATACTAAGATATGCTTCTATTTTTGTATTATCTTTCTCTAATATAATTATTTTAAATCCTTGAATTTTTTGATATTTATCTGCATAAGAGTCCACCCAATACATTAAATCACCTCTTATATATTAGTTTCTGGATATTCCATCTCATCAGACAATTCTGCAAAACTATTATATCCAGTTTCATCACTATAATCATCTAAGAAGTCATCTAGTATTTCATCAGCTTTCGCTAACATTTCTAATGCTTTTTCATCCCAATTAATAGAATTTAAAACTGTTTTTGTAGATAAATTTTCCATTTGTTTTGGCAATCTAGCATCCATTCCAGTACATAATAAATATGACATATAATACATAGATGATATTTCTAACAAATTTAAATTATTTTCATCAATTAATTCTAAATATTCTTTTATATTTTTATTAATATAATTTTCAGTTTCTTTTATAAATATAGAAGAAGATATGACTTCATCATCCAAAAAGCCTTCTGGTATTCCTAAAATTGCTCTTATTCTTTTACCTATTGCTTCTTGACCTAATTTTATTTTATATTTATTAATCATATCTTACTCCTTTCTTATATTTTATTAATTACATAGTATCTTCTGCTTCATCTAAAACTAATATAGCAGATGCTCTTGCATCAATTTTATTGAAACCAGCATTTTCTGTCATATAAGCTACTTGTGTTTGATTACTCATTACTTTTTCAACTTCATTTATAATTGAACCAGATTCTATTGTTTTTTCAATAGCATATTCTTTAGCAAGACCAATTACTCTATGTTTATTTCCTGATGTTTTTGTTAAATCTGGACTATAAAGAACTGTTAAGTTATTTATAAATGTTTGTGGAAATTCAAAACGTAATTGAGGATTAATAGCATTTGTTAAATTCTTATCCATTAATATAGTTAAGAAATCAACATAAATTTCATCATCTGTTACAACAGTATCAAATACTATACCACTTTTTTTGTCTGCTGTTAAGAATTTTAATAATGTTGTTGCATCAACTTTTCCTTCTTTTGCTGTTTCTGGACTTAATTCACTTGCATTATATACTGTTGCTGGATTTGTATTTCCATCTCCTTCAATTATTGTTTCTATAACTGTTCCAACTTGATCCATTTCAGCCTGTTTTGAAACTAATTCCATTTGTTTTCTGAACATATCTATTGTTGTTCTTCTCAATACTTCATAAGTTGCTTTTACTCCAATACCATATTTATATATTTTGATTGCTATTTCTCCAAGTTTTAATGTTGCTACTGGAATATCACCACCTTCTGCTATTCTTCTTTCTTTTAATGCTAACTGATTAGCTTTTCCTGCTGTTGTATCTGATAAGTCTAATACAACTTGTTTTGCAGCATCTCCTTGAATTACTCTTGTTGAGGCTACTAATTTACTTAATAATCCATCATTTCTATTTGAAATTTGTCTTAATTGTCTTATTACAAATTCTGGAAATAAATTTCTATTTTCATTTGTTGTAAAAAATTTATCCATTGTAGAACTTTGAATTCCTTTTTCAGGAATACTTGTAACATAAATATCTGCTGATAACAAAGCTATATCAAAAGCATCTAACTCTCCATTATAATGTTCTACTATTTCTGCATATTCTTTGTTTAATTGTTCTGAAAGAGATATACCATTCATTAATGCTTTTTCTACTATAGCATCAGTTGCTACTATTTTATCATCTTTTTTTAAAAATCTTATTTTACTCATTTTCATCCTCCTCTTATAATATTATTGAAGCAAATAGTGAACCACTTGTTGATGGTTTTGCTACTGTTATTTCTTTTCCACCATCATTTGCTACTATTGCACCTGCTGAATTAACAGCTATTTTTTTAACACCTGATGTTAAAGTTGAAGCTGTTGGCACTCCGTCTACTCCACCTTTAATCTGAACTGATGCAAATCCATCCATTTCATAAGCTATTATTATTCCTAGTACTGGTTCGCTTCCTGTTCCGAATTTTACTTTTCCGTCTGTTCCCAATGTTACTGCCAAATTTTTACCATTAATGTCTACATTTCCTGTTTTTGCATTTAAATGATTTGTTGTTAAATAAGTTATTGTATCTGCATCAACTGGAAATGTTGCTGCTACATAACCTATTCCATTAAAATCTACAATTTTGTTCATTTATTTTTCCTCCTTATTAATAATTTGCTGTTTTAAATTTAGAATAATCATCTATTGCTTCTTCTTCATTTTCAACATTGAATTTTGATATTTTTTTGTCTGAAAATTTAATTTTAGCTTGTTTTTCCCAAGTTTCTGCCATTTCCTTAATATCTTTTATTGACATACTAGAGAAAGTTTTTTTGAATACTTCTTTATTAAACGCATTTCCCATAGAACGAACTCCACTTTTAAGTGCTTCTTCTATAATGTCATTTCTGATTTCTAATCCTTCTTTTGCTAATAGAATTAAACCATCAAAACTATCTGCAATATTTCCAAATTTAGAAATTATATCTGCTTCTGTATATAAATTTTCTTCTTCTGGTTCTCCAATTTTTTCATCAGTATTTTCTTCATCAGTATTTTCTTCATCGGAATTTTCTTCATTTTCTTCTGGTGTTTCTTCAATATCAGAAGTTTCTTCTGGTGTTTCTGTTTCTTCTGGAGTTATTTCCGTATTCACTTCTGTATTTACTTCTTCATTTTCAATATTTTCAGTAGTTTCTTCTAGTTCATTACCATCTTCATTAGCTAATTTATTATTCGCCAATTCTACTCCTCCTTTCTCTAATAAATGTGTATATAAAAGGTTTACTTCTCCTTTTGAAGTATAACCAATTATTACATCTCTTTCTGATAATTTTTCTTTTCCTTCTAATGTTTTAAAAGTTTTATTCTTGCTATTAATATTTTCAAATTTTGATTGTATAATTGCATTAGGATATGCACCATCAAAAACTAATGAATTTTCCATCAATAAATTATTACCTTCTTCTGACAAATCATTTGGTTTATGTAATTCTTCAATACAAGTTTGAACTTCATTAGTTTCTTCATTTACAATATATTTTCTACCTGGGATGTGTTCACATTTTCTAAAATCATAAATAGAATTACCACAAATTGAACATTTATGATATTCATATCCACCTGTAGAAAATCCTACGCTTGTATCTGATACAACACCTGATTCAATAAGATTTATAATGTCATTTTTGCTATATCCATCTATTTTGCTATCATCTCTAGGAATATATTGAGTAGTATATAAACTAATTGTTTCACCATCTTGTGATGACTCTCCAATTCTAGCATCAAAAACTTTCCCTATAGGAATAGCTTGAACACCAAATTGACTCCAATTATGATTTACCATTAATGATACACCTTTTTTTGCATCTTTTTCCATTTCTTTTATAAATTCTGGCATCAATCTAGTATATCTATTAGGAACAATTTTATCTCCTACTGCTCTAGTTTCAAAAACAAAAAAATCTTCTTTTTTGTATTTATCTGATTTTATATGCTTTTGCATTTTAGTCCACTGTTCATCTGTTGGAGTAAAATTCATAATTACGCACCACCTTTTTTTATTTTCTTTTCTTTTCTAATGCTTTTATTTCAGATTTTAAACTAGCAATTTCTAATTTAAGATTTTCATTTTCTTTTTTTAAATCTGAATTTTCAAATTTGTATTTTTCTTTTTCTGCTATGTATTTTTCTTTTTCTGCCATTATTTTTTCATTTGTATCATCGTTTTCTAATGTTTTTCCTTTAAAAACATTAGCAACTATAGTTGGTTCTACTATCATATTTTTTTCTCCTTTCTATTTATTTTCATTATTATCTTCATTATTATCATTATTATTATTATCATTATTTTTAGTACCTGTTGCACCTTCATTTCCTGTAGAACCTTGTGCTGCTTCGTCTGTACTAATCCATCCTTGTTGTTCTGCTAATTGATAATGAGCATCTTTCTTTTCTTGTGCTTCCCATTTTTGTATTTCACTTTGATAATCTAAAGGATTATGTGTCAATTTCAAATGTCCTTGTATTCCATTCAATTGCAACCATATAGCACCAACTGTTTCTATCAATCTTTTACTTTTATTTTGAAAACTCTCAACCATTTCAGTTATTAATTTCATTTGTACTGTTCCCCAAGATTCTGTTGAACCACTATTTCTATTCATTAAGAAACCTAAAGTTTTACAACCATTTAACATTTGTAAATCAATTTCTGAAAACCATGCTCTTGTATCTATAGAACTTCCAGCTGATGAATTACTGTTTCTTTCAACAGTTATATCATCTGTCACAACTATATCTTGTGTTGGTTCTCTCGAACCTGCTACTTGTACTGCTGCTTCTACTGCATTTTGTATTGCTTTTTTTATTTCTTTTTTATTATTCTTCATATTCGTAGGTAAACTATTTATTACACGTTCTTTATCAATTGTATATATATTATAAGGATAACCTTGCCTTCTTAAAACTGCCGAACTATCTTTTATTGTTTGTAATTTATAGTCTACTGCTGGAATAGCTGACTCTAATAAATATGGACCTGTTGGTTTAGATATATCTGGATTTGCAACTACCCAAAAAATGTTTCCATTTGTTAAATCAACTTTATTTCCATCTTGATTTTGATATGGAATCCATTGTTCAATCCCATCTCTATCTTCTAGTTTCCATTCTATTGTTCGTGGATCTATTATATAAATTCCCGAAAAAGTGTTTCCTGTGTTTTTTCTATCAACTACAATTTCTATCATCATAATATTATAAAGTAAACCAACCTTATGTAAATTGTCAATTAATCCATCTAAACCATCATTACCAATTCTATTCCAATTTCTACATTGTAAATTAAACGCAGTTTCTGCATCAGTTAATCTTTTTCCTTTTAAATCTGTAATTTCTATTTGAATCCCTTGCATACATAATCTTTGAAAAGCCCATACAGCCATTGAAACATCTGGATCTTTAGCTGCTATAAGTTCTATTTTATCTCCAGAAGTTCTTGTATTTCTTAATCTAGTAAGTAACGCTTCGGTTTCATAATCTTGTTCAATAGTATCTCCTATTCTATATCCAAATGAAGATACTTTATCTCCTTCTTTTATATCTGTTTCTTCAATTTCACTTGTGGTTTTATTAGATTGATTTCTTTTGACAAAAATGTCAAAAAACTTTTGTGCAAT